TAAATTAGATTTTTGTTAGGTTTTTGATTTAGAAAAAATCCTAAATTAGTTTTTTATTAGATTTCTGAATTAGAATTTATCTTAAAATAAGTTTTTAATAAGTTTTTAATTAAGTTCATATATGAAAGTCATAATTTTATGAGGTTCAATTTGTTATCATATATGAGTTTCATAAATTTTATGAGAGTCATATTTTTGTCATATATGGGGTTCATTATCTCTCGCCTATCTTTTTTTATAGAGATTATAGAAATTATATTTTACATCATCTATGATGTGCCCCATACATCCCTCACCTCTGCAGGGGGGCGCCCACCCCCCGCAGGGGGGTTCATTGGTCTCAGAAGCGGATTAATGAGTTAAACTTCATTAGGATTTGTTTATCCATCTGCAGTTGCTCATATTGCCGGTATTTCACCATACAATTGACATATACCCACTTATTAAAGTAATGCTGAACTGTGCAGTTGGTCATTTTACATATATATATATATGTTGTCTTTAAGTCCTTTTCTTATGTATATATATCCCTCTATCTCTCGCCTATCTTTTTTTATAGAGGTTATAGAAATTATATATTCATAGCATCTATGCATCAATTCAGAGGCAATCCTTCTTTGTTTTTTTTATACATTCATATGCTGGGGTTCAATGACCATTCCTTCTTTGTTTTTTTTATACATTCATATGCTGGGGTTCAATGACCATTCCTTCTTTGTTTTTTTTATACATTCATATACTGGGGTTCAATGACCATTCCTTCTTTGTTTTTTTTATGCATTCATATGCTGGGGTTCAATGACCATTCCTTCTTTGTTTTTTTTATACATTCATATGCTGGGGTTCAATGACCCTTCCTTCTTTGTTTTTTTTTATCAATGCCGGTTCGGGGTTGGTTCGGGGTTCGTTTTCGCTATTACCTCCCTTTTTCTTTTTCTTCGCGGTTTTCTTCGCTCTGTTATGATAAGAGATTTATATATATATATATTATATTATTTAGAAATAAGTTAACGGTTCGGGGTTCGGGGTTGCTGGGGATTGCTGGAGTATGGAAAAATGAAAAGTTCCAAAAATCGGATTTTTTTTTTTTGTATAGGTTGCCGCCATTTTCCAACCCCGAACCCCGAACCGCGAACCTATTTCTAAATAATATATATCTCAGATACATATTATTTTATATTTGATTTGATGCCATTTATTATTTTTTTTTATTATTTTTTTTTTATAGTGCCAACTTACAACCCCGAACCGGCATACGAGTTATTTTATTCCAATCCATACCTGCGCACATTTTCCATCAACCTTTTTTCTTTTGCTTTCAATATGCTGCAAATTATTTTTTTGACAATATTTATTCATCTCTCGCCCAAACTTTGTTATAGTAATGTCTTTACCCTTTAACCATTCCATTATATCTTTACTATCTATATAATCATTTTCATTATCAGTTAAAGTAAAGTCTTCTAAAAATAGAGAGATAATATTTGTTGTCTCAATGCCCCACTCTTTCTTTGAGTTAATAACTGCCTCCGGAGTTATGCATTCGCTGACCTTAAACCGTTTATAACTTTCAATCAATAACTGCAATAATGCGCATTTAAATGCGTCTGTCTCTATTTCTTCTTTAATTGCTGGGTCTTCCAATAGTTCATCTTCATTTGATGGATTGGCAACATATCTTTTTGTGTAAGATGCGACACGCAAACGATTGTCTGTTGCCTCATCGTAGTCCTTTATTTTTGGAATATCATTTGCAAAGACAACCGGTAAATAATGGATTGTGAATTGTGTTTCTTCTTTTCCGTGTGTTCGCGCAATAAGATTGTCTCCGCCTGTCAATTTTTTAATAGAATTTGCATTTAATTCAACATCCTTTTTTAATTCATTTGAAAAGATAATGCGACAATTTTTTAAAAGCATCATCCAACGCATCGCTGCTGCCTCATCACTGCTATTTTTATTAAATGCTAAGTTCTCAGCATTAAATGTACCGATGTAATCACCACACGCATTTGTTATTGCTTTTGCTAAAACTGATTTTCCCGCACCTGTCTCTCCCAAACCAAATAATATGCGTTTTGGATTATCACAAAATAAACCGCGCGCTAATTGCTCCAAAATATAAGTGCCAACCTCTAAACCGAGGGGTTGAATAAATAAACGATTAAATATTGACTGCTGATAGGTATTATCACCACAAACCCAATTCTGATTTATTTTATTAAAGAAAATAACATTTGGGTTAAACTCTTTATAAAATGTGTCTGTTTTGCTGTCATAGTATCCATTATTAAATAATAAACAATGATGACTGTTTGCCTTCCAGTTTTTGTCGCATTGTGCTAATGAAAGGATTGTGCTTAATATTGCAGAGCGTCCAGCATCACTACGGGGTTTATTACCGCGTCCATAATCAATTATTATTTTTTTAAGGACTATAACATCATTTGTCCATAATCCAGTTATTTCATCAAATGCCCACAATTCACCCTGAAAACAACGCCAATATGGGTAATCCTTAATAATTAAACGCGAACATTCTAACTCATCAATATCTTCATCTTCCTCATCGGGTAATAGTTTTAATTCATCTTCTGTGATGGTTGTTGAATGCACTTTAAATGACAATTTTATATTATATTCTTTTATAACTTCTTCCATTTCTGATAGTAATGTTTTATTTTGGTAATGATTACCATAAATCATACAACCATCAAACATTAGCGCCATAATTTCATATTGTTTAGTTTGTAAATAATTCACAATAAGATTTAATATTTTATTTTCATAATGGCAAAGAATGCGGTTAATATTTGACCCTAAAAAATTATGTGTCTTTGTTGGCGTGCAACTCCATATGTGCGTTAGGTCATCAATTAAAATAATTTCTGCCTGAATGCGTTTCATTTCTTTGTCATAATTTTTTAACCATTCATTGCGGGTCTTACTTTTCCAACTGCTATTCGTCATTTTTAAAATAGTCTCTTTGCATACATCACGATTCTCGCCGATATTATCCCATACTCGCTGTCTATCAGTGTTATATTCACTTAAATAAGGACACGATATATTATATTTTTTACACAAATACTCTAATATAACCGGATGACAATTCACACAGTCAATATCTGTCGTTATGTTATCGCATAAATAACCGCGTATATCACGACTGATTCCCTGAATTGAATAACCGGAATAAAGACGCCCTGACTCACCCGCTGGCGTTAGGTCAGTATATTTATATAATGCTTTCATTATTCCTTTACATTTAATATGGTCTGCTATAAAGTTTTTAACTGTCTTAAAATATATTTTTCTCTCAGCATCACTTTTGCATTTAGGAGTTAATTTTTTAAATAGTCCATAGTCAATGCGGTTTAAAAGTTTAAGGCGTTCAATCGGGATGCGTTCCTCAATATTCATCGTATATATATACAAAAGATTTTTTTATATAGATTTTATCTTAATTATATTATTTTGAAAAAATATAATTAAAAAACTCCTAAAGAAAAAGTTTTCTGATTGCCCTTAAAAATTGGTCTTTATCATTTAAATAATAGGCGCGACTGTTGCAATCCGCTAATTTTGCCCTTCTGAACTCTTCATTTTCTCTATAAAGTTTATTAAATGATTTGCGGGCATATCCCCTGCATTTTTCTGCTAAAATCTCGCCCCGTTCTGTTCCCTTAAGTCGTGCTCTATAATTCGCAGTCGCTCGCTTTTGCGCCTCACTTACTGGCATTATATATATAATAGAGATAATATTTAAATGATTTTCTTTATTATATAGTTGAGAGAGTAATTGGTCGTAATAAATGGGTTGGGATATAATAGAATTGTTTTTGCTCATTCATACCCCTATCTTTTCTGCCGTTTATATCTGTTCTTAATTCAACATTGGGGTCATACTTCCAATAATAAATACCATCAATAAACTTAAACACAAAATAACAATGTTTGTTAGTTATTTTCGCTAATTCTATTTTGCTATGGTTCATCATTAGGTCTTTAAATGAATATGAAAAACACCTGCGATTTTTTAGTTCCACCAGTGCATCATTACTTTCATAATCAAATGCCGCATATTTATTTTGGTTTCGTATAACGCCGAATGTATCAAACATTAATTTTTCTAACTCAACCTCAACTTTATGTCCGATTTCATATTCGCTTTCAAATGTTTTCATCATTTTATATACAATGAGAAAAAATATTCCTAAATAAAACTAATTATAAATTATCTTCCAAAAGTAATGGATTTTTATGTTTTATTGGTATTTCACCTATTAATTTGTCATTTATGGTCTGATTACTAATAAGTGAGTCAGTAAATAACTGCTTATACTCAGTCTCAATTTCTGTTAAGAAATCACAACCTGAGAGATTCTTTCTGTGTTCTCTCTCTAACTTTAAACAATTATTTATTTTGACACTTAATAGATAATATGACCTATAACTGAATAATTCATTTTCAATTCGTTTCTGTAATCCGATGTATAACTCTATAGAGCATATAATAGCGCTTATGAGAGATAAAAGACAATTGACTGATGAAACGAGATTTTGGTTTAAATACGCATTAAGTCCAACTGCAAATATACTATTACACGACGACATTATTATTATAGGTATTTTAAAATATTTAGATTGAGTATGAAGCGCCAAATATTGCTCTTTATGAATTACTGATAATTTAGAACAATTACGCTCAATATCCTTACATAGTCTCTCTATGTCATCACTCCAACCCAATAAACTTTCATTAGATGTATCACTCATACTATATATAAATATTTAAGCGATGCGGGTTGCAGTAAATTTAAAATTTGTATTATCTATACGAACACTATTAACTGTTCCCATAGTGCAAAACGCTGAGATTGTTATTGACCTCGCCGGAGCAATATATGACATAACCCCGCATAAATTATATGAATATGTATTTAAAGGACAATTTCCTGCATTAGAACCCATATATAGTGTTTGTGCTATTTGAACCCCTGACGCATCTAATATTCTCGCACCCTGTGATGTTATTGTATTTGCACCACCGGTAACCGACATATTTATATTACCATTCACTATATATACACCAAAATCTGGAATTGTAAATGTTGAGTAGGGCATCCACACACCCGACGGAATACCTGATGCGTTAGTTGCTGAAAATGTCCCACTTCTAATGTCACCGATTGTATTTATTCGTGCTGTTCCAGTATTTGTAAAATAATTATAGGATGGATTCATAGGCGCACCAATAATTAAATTAGCGGTTGTTGATGACCCTATATTTATAGTATTTGGTAGTAGTGATGAAGCGTTTGGAGTTGCTCCTATATTAATTGTTCCATTAAAAGCGTTTGAATTGCATATATTAGTTATTCCTGTGGTTAAATTATTTGCTAAATTAAGCGTTCCTGTTGTTAATCCTGTTGTTAAATTAAATGTTCCTGTTGTTAATACTGGCGAAATATTTGTGGTTTGTGTTGCTGATGGATTGCCGTATATATCTACTGCGTCTAAACTACTTATTAATCCTGTTGTATTACTCATAAAACTTCCGACCCTCGTTGTGCATCCTGCATTATTTGTCCCAACTTCTACCACATTTTGACCTGCTCCTAAAAAAACCCTCGTATTTGCGCTCATATTTATACCTCCGAGTGTTAAAGGATATAATGGACTGGTAGTCGTTATAATTGAACCTGTCCTTATTCTTAATTCTGATATATCAATCCCATAATTATTACCAGAACCAATCGCCACAATAGACGCATTTAAACCAATATTCACTGTTGTGCTGGGCGACAATGCGGTTAAATCAGAACATAAATCAAATTGTGTCGTTTCACATATTATTTTATTACATACAACACCTGCTGTTAATGCTCCTGACGCATTCCCCAAATATAATTTATTTACATTTGATGTTCCAATACTCATATTACCAGATGCATTTAATTTCATAGTATTATTGCTAAAATTGAAGTTTGCTATATTACCGGTTGATGCGTTTATTGTAGAACAATTTACCGTCCCGAATGTAGTTGTTCCAATGTTAATACTGCTTACATTTATAGTTGATGCGTTTAATGTTGATGTGTTTATTAAACTACTCTCTACATCAGTTAAATAAGCATTAGGGGCATTAAATTGTGATGCTAAAATTGTATTTGTGGATGAAATAGGAGCGTCAGTATAACAAACAATACCACTATTACCCAAATAAATGTCATTTACTGCAGTTGCGTATATATTATAATTAGTTGATGTATCAAAGGGTTCTAATGAGTTTGAATTTATATTTTTGGTTGCTAATGTTGTTGCAGTTATTACGCCACCGCTCATTGAACCACCGTCGCCGTCATCATATGAAATTATGCCCGACATTGATTTGGTAATATATGCGTTATTTGTCGTTGATGACATTTATATATTAAACATATATTTAATCCATATCGCACGCCTCAAAATGTAAAATTAATACATATTGTGCCGCAACGGGAGTAGCGTATGATGTTGTTGTTAATGCATTATTAAGTGAAACTGTAAAAACATTATTTGTTGGTTTAATTAATTGAACTGCAGGATTTGTGTTTATATCGGCATAATAAAAAGAGTTTGTGCCGTGCTTATCTGCTTTTAAAGAACCTATAAAATTAATTTTTTTAGAATTACCCGATGATGCTAAATATTGGTTTTCATTTCCGTTAAAATCTACCCATAAAGTCATAACTGGCGACAATGTGGTTGTTGTGTCATCGCTCATATACGAAAATGTTAAATTATAAGTTCCATCCGGAACTAAAGACCAATCAAACCAAAACTGAGTCGTTGAACCATTAACCTGAGAATAAAAATTGTTTGAACTATCACAACATACATTAAAAGAATACTTCATTTATATTATATCACTGGATAATAATTTCGTCCCAATTCTTAAAAAGGCGTTGCGAATCTGTATTAATAAAAAGAAATGAATATGGGCGGTCATAAACTGTTTTCATTATTGGCAAAATATATTCTTTTGGGTATTCCATCAATTCATCCCAAATATTAGTCATCTCATTTTTGCTGCATTTAAAAATAAATAGGTTAGAGAAAAGTTTTCTTATATCGCGTTCAATAGAGAGATAAGATTGAACCAAAAAAATAATGCTTAAATGTTTATGACGGCGATTATATACGAGTTCTTTAAGTTTTTTTTTAATATCTTTATTTTTAAGGGATGCGGTTAAATCATCAATCAATAAAACATTATTATGTTCGCTTAAATTGTTTTCAATGTCATCTAAGTTTTCAATAGTTAAGTCATTATATTTTTGTTCGTCGGGTATTTTATCAAATAAATCATCTTTCATTGATGCACGCGATTGTGTAGGTTGCATTAAAAATATTTTATCAAATGTATTTTTAAATATTTCTTTACTCTTTAAAAAAGAATATAAGAGAGATGTTTTGCCCATTCCGGGTTTGCCAATCATCAAAACAGTTGAATGTTTATTAAGAAATGAGGTCAATTCATAATTATCTAATTTCGGATGCAGTTTCGCATCGCAAAGCATAACACATTTTTTTAATTTTGGCGCGTCATTCTCTTTAATAGTAATACTCATTATAATATATATATAAATTAATTTGAAAAACCATATTGTAATGGTTGCTCTTCTTCGGGTCTTACTCTCTCTAATCCTCCTTTTTCTTTTTCTGCTTTTTTAGGTTGTGCTACTTCTAAACCAAAGGCGGGTTGTTCTTCTGGTAAATCAAAAAATGTTAAGTTTGGTCTGGATTCTGCTTTTTTAGGTTGTGATTTTATAAAAACTGGTTTATTTTCTATAACTGCAACTGTATTTAATCCAAATGGGTTATATTCTGATTCTGGCAATAAATATTTTTGTTCTAATTGTGCTAATTGTTGCGTCTGTTGTTTCTTTGCTTTTCTTTTCGCTTTTGCTTCTTCTTTTTGTAATGGTGTTAAAGATGCTTTTTTAGGTTGTGATTTGGGTTGTTCTGCTTCTCTATAAAGTGCGGTTTGTTGTTTTAATTCTTCAAATTGTGCTGGGTTATAGTCAATGCCAAAGGGGTTGTCTATAGGTTGAGTATTTATTTGTGCTGGTTGTTCCTGTGTTGGAGTTTCTCCTAAAATTACTGCTTCTGCTGGTGCTTCTAATACTGGTCTCTCTGGTATATTAAATACATCTTCTGGTGGTTGTTCTAAATTAAAAGGGTCTTCGGGTATATCAAAAAACTCATCTTCTGGTGGTGGTAGTGCTGCCTGATATGGAACTAATGGAAAAGGTGGTGGAGCAAATGCCGGTTGTGCATCTGTAAATGCTGGCACTTCTTCACGCTGTGCAAACGCTGGCACTTCTTCCCGCGCTGGAAATGGCGGTAATGGTTGAAATAATGATGATAACCCCGATGATAAACCAGACAAACCCGTTGATACAATAGCAGAACCTATGCGACGAGGTAATGATTGCGTGCGCATTGATGGAGGCAATGCAGATAATGGTTCTGGTTGAATTATTGGCGCTGGAACAATAAGAGACTCAGCAACTGCGGAACTGCGAGCAATTGGTGGGGGTAATAATGATGGCGTTTGTGATGATGGATATATAAAAGAGGGTAGTTGTTGGGGTTGTGATAACTGATAATTAACAGATTGATATAATACTGGTTTTTTTATTTGTGTCTTACGCTTACCCCTCCTTTTTGTTGGTTTTGTTCCATAATAAACATTAATATTTTGACTTTGTGTTTGCGTTGGATTTCTTTTTTTGGGTGGTTGTTTTTTTACATTTTTTTTTTCTTTTTTAGGCATTATATATATAAGAGAGATATTAAACAAATCTATAAATAATTTGTGGTTTTGCTGCTGTGGGTTTAATAGTTTTTGCCATTTGTTTTACTTTCTCAATGGGTTCATCATCATCGCTTATATCATCTAATGCAGACTGTTTTTTTATTTGTTTCTTTTTAATGCTAATTGCCTTTTTAACAACCTTCTCCTCTAATGCTTTTTTTTCTAATTCCACTAATTGCCGCGCTGCTTCTGCACGCTCTGCCGCCTTTTTCTTTTTGGTTTCTATACATCTATTAAATGCCTCAATCTGCTTTTGGGTTCGCTCGCGCTTTGGTTTAGGTGCTGGCACTTTAACATCCTCGCATTCCTCCTCTTCACTTTCACTTTCTGGAGGTGGTGTGGCAATCTTAACAACTATTTTCTTTTTTAAATTCACTTTAGGTGCGGGATTCTCAAATGCTTTCTTTTTCTTCTGTATAGGTGCTTTTTCTATTACTTCGTTTTCTTCTAAAATGTCAATTTCATCAGTATCGCTCATTTATATATATCTATTGAGAAAATATTTTAATACATATTTATATATGACAATCATAACTGAGAATAAATTAATAACTCTTAACTCCACTAATGCTACAAAATTAAACTCAACATATAACAGTAGCGTATTATTTAATTTTAGAGGTATATTAACAGATGAGGATGATATAATGACATCTAATATATGCGTTATGAATGCGCAGATACCGGTTAGTTTTTATACTATAAATGCAACTAATAATAAAATACAAACTCAAATTGGTGATGTATTATTGGTAAATGGAAACTATAATTTTAATAGTTTAGCAACTATGACGATTGCAGCGTTTGCCGCTCAAATAGGGACAAATATAAATCTAACTATTAATGTTATAAATGGTATTATTACATTTACATATTTAAGCGGCAATTTTCCAACTTATCTATATTTTGATAGTCTTTATACGGCATATAAAGTATTTGGTTTTAATAAAAATCAAACCTATATTTGGGCGAGTAATTTAATTGTTGCGCCATATCCATTAAATCTGTTAGGGGTTAAAAAATTATATATTAGAAGTCAAAAATTACAAATAAACTCATTTGATTCAGCAACAAATAATTTAAGTATTATTTTGACAACTATTCCGGTAGATGTTCCAGCATTTAGTATGATTTCATACACAAACCAAACTGACTTAAATAAAGCAGTATTAAATATTAAAACAATAGACCAAATAGACATATCTATAACCGATGAGGATAACCAATTAATTAATTTTAATAATTTGGATTGGACAATAACCCTCGTTTTAGAAAATATCCGATTAATACCCGATAAAATACCATCATTTAATCAATTATTAAAATCACAAACAAATAAAGATTTAGAACAAATAACCGAAGAACCAACAAAAGATATAAAAGATTTAGAACTATTAACCGCCTAAAAGAATAATTTTTTATATTATATTAATGTATAAATGGCGTCTGTTGTTGTATTACCGAAATCTTTTGACCTTAGCGAGGCGATTGAGACCCTCCCCCCAAATACTACCTCTAAATTGATTAGTGTTCGTCCTATCTCGGGCGGCACTTTTGGCGCGCAGGCAACCATTGAATGCGATTTGCTTTCTCAGGGTTGGTTGCAACCGGATTCGCTCAGCATTCGCTATAAGATGCGCGTAAATACCGATGCTTCGGGTGCTGCGCTCATTGGCATACCCGTTTTTACCCCTTTCAATCGCGTCTCGTGCAGCATAAATGGAGTGGTTGTGGATTCGCTGGCGAACTATAATCAGGTAATGAGTGTATATTGTGCAGGCAACTTAGGAATTTCTGATAAATATGGCGCACAGGCAATGTATGGGTTTTCTAACCCCGACCCGTCAGGCAACAATAATGGAAATATGGATTATTTAGATGGTCGCGCTTTTGAACCATCTATCGCTGATGCATCTTCAAACTCTACTCTTACATTGGCAGCGCCCCTTTTTGGCACTCTTCTTTCCAGCGCGGAGAAGTTCATACCGCTCGGGGCATTACCAACCATTCGCTTTACGTTTAATTTAGAAAGTTTAGCGAATATGTCCTTTGCCAAAATTGGTGCTGTAGGCACTGGGTTTTCGGCATTTACAAAGGTAGAAATATTTAATTTTGAGTTGTGCTATAACAGCATAGATATGCCCGCTGCTGACCAAATGTTAATGAGTCTCGGTCGTCAGGTAATGATTAAGGCGCACGGACTCAATAACTCTACGGTGACCGTTCCATCCGGTTCGTCTGGTTCTCAGTCGTATGTTTTCAATCAGCGTTTTACTTCCATTCGCAACGCGTTCTTAGTTCCAACTCGCGCTGATGGCAACGGCAATAAATGGGCGGAGGTATCAGACCTCACAACTGGCAACGGTTCATATCAGTTATCTATTGCTGGCACTCCTTATCCTCCCCAACCCCTATCAACTGCCCTCAATAACAACGGCGTGCTTTGTGAGACTCGCCGCGCTTTCGGTTCGCTTTTTGATAATAAAAATACTTTGTCCATTAATACTGTAGAGTTTAGCAGAGATATTAATGATGCCTCAAATGTTTTGTTCTACTACCAACCGGGCAAAGCAATCGTAGGTGTTGGGTTATCCAAATTGGGTTCTAAAGATTCTGTGCAGATGTCGGGCGTTTCTACACAGAATAGTGCGGTGACCGCCAACATTGAAATTAACACTGCAACCACTGCCGCTGCTTCGTTGTCGCTCATTTTGGATTATGACGCTATACTCGTTATAGACCCTATGGCACGGCAGATTGCGGTTAGGTCGTAATTTAATAAAAATAAAATATTAGGATAATTTATAATGGTTCAACGAGCAAAGAAAGCGTTAAAATGGGTAAATACCATTAAAAAGGGTTATACTGCTTTGGCAGGCAAAGATTTAGCGCGTGCTGTATCCGCTCGTGCCACTGATGCGGCAATGGGTGAATCTTACAAAAAGGGTGGTGTTGTTAAGCGCACTGGTCGTGCTTTGGTGCATAAGGGTGAGGTTGTCCTTACCGTCGCTCAGCGTAAGGCGTTAAAGAAGTTGCTTCATTAGATTAAAATAATTTAGGGGTAATTAATCCCTATATTATTTAAGAAGAGAGATAACAAATAAATAATAATCAAAGAGTATATAGATGGAAATATTAAATTTCAGTAAATATTTCATTGAAAATTCAGAATATCTCTCTAATGAGTTAAATATTCCTATTAGTTTTAAATTAGAATATGATAAAGAGTATATCGTTTTTAGTGCTCACGATGCAGCAAAAGAACTGTTAGAGTTCCAAATAAGAAATAATACAAAATATTTAATCTATCAAAGCGAAAACATTGAATCAGTATTTTTTAAAAATAAATATTATATTGAATTACTTAAACGCAATAGAGTATGTCAATATTCAGTTTATACCGCGACCAAATGTAAAGAGTTATATAATATTGATTGTGCCGGTTATTTTCAATTCAGATATAAACCCCTTAATTTAAATATGAAGAGAGATATTGACCTTTTATTTTTTGGAAATATGAACCAAAAACGATATACTATATTAAGCGAAATCAACCGATTATTTCCAACTTTAAACCTAAAAATAGCAACTGACTCATTCGGTGATGATTTAGATAAATTATTATGTAGGTCAAAATATGTTTTAAATATTTCTGCATATGAGAATAGCGTTTTAGAAACGCACAGAATAAATAAAGCAATTAGTTGCGGTTGTGAGGTCATAAGCAATCTCTCAGCAGATGAGAAAATGAATCAAAAATATAATCCTCATATTTTCTTTTGTGGGAAGTCAATAAGCGACTATATTGAGAAAATCAAAATTATTTTTCCAAAACATTTAATACGATAAATTATTTTATATTTCCGCATTTATATTTCCAAATTATAATATTCTGGAAGTATATATGCATCCACAGGCACAACACTTTATGAATTATGTTAAATCAATTTTGCCAGAATATTTTAAAGATAAAATGGTTTTAGATGTTGGTTCGGGTGATATAAACGGCAATAATAGATATTTATTTGAGAATTGTAATTATAAGGGGAATGATGTAATAGCAGCGCCTAATGTAGATATAGTGAGTAAAACAAAGGATTTGCCATTTAATAATTTTTTTGATACTATAGCATCAACTGAATGCTTTGAGCACGACCCCGAATATAAAGAATCATTTTTAAAGATTTATGATATGCTTAAACCGGGCGGTTTATTTGTTTTTACCTGTGCATCTACCGGAAGACCCGAACACGGAACACGCAGAACATCGCCTAAGGATTCATACGGAACTATTGGCGGATTAGAGGATATGTCCGATTATTATAAAAATCTTACTATTCACGAATTAAACGAAGTATTGCCAATAAATGAAAAGTTCAGCGAGTGGCGCAGTTATTATAATCAACAAAGTTGTGATTTATATTTTTTTGGAATAAAGCGATTAACTTTAGCAGAATATAAATAAAATATTATATATCTATAAAATGGAGTTTCCAATTGAGATACAACGAATAATTAATGAATATGCTAAACCAATGACTCGTCCGGATTGGCGCAAAGGAGCACTTATTAATTCTTTATGTAGAAATCATATAAAATGTATTGGGTCGCAATATATAATAAATATGTCATTAAATCAGATGTATAATAGTATGGGTCATATTTATCGTGAAAAATTAATCCCTAATGGGAGATTGGCATTTAATGAAGCGCATTTTATAAGTGCTTATGATGCAATGTATGCTGATGAGATTGAGTGGTGGTAATTTATAAAATCTTTAATTATACTATATGATTAATGATTTTAGCAATCCAAAAGAAGCAGAGAGAAAAGCAAAACTATATTTGGGTAAAAATACAAAAATATTATTATCTACCCGCAAAGATAAAAAATATATGGTTTTAAATCCGGATGACAAATTGGTTCATTTTGGGGCAATTGGTTATGAGGACTATACTAAGCATAAAAATAAAGAGAGAAGAGATGCATATTTAAAACGCGCAACTAAAATAAAAGGAAACTGGAAAAATAACAAATATAGTCCGAATAATTTGGCAATTCATATTTTGTGGTAATTAATGCGCTATACATAAGAAAAATATAATATTTGCATACTATATCTATATTTTTTATATTTTTCAATTATAAATGGAAAATATTAAAAATCTATTTAGGGAAAACCGACCAAAACTGAGCGAATCAACACTAACGACCTATTATAGCATTCTTTCATCTCTCCATAATAAATTATTTAATAGTAAAACAATTAATATTAATAATTTTAATCAGATAGACCTTATTATTGACTTTTTAGAATCAAAACCAATTAACACACGCCGGACGGTATTGTCTGCCCTTTATGTATTGACTAATGAACCGGTATATAGAGAAGAGATGCTAAAGAATATTTTGCAAATTAAAATGGAAACTGAAAAACAAATCCCCAATAAAAAACAGAAAGAAAACTCAATAACACAAATTGAACTCAAAAATATTTATGAAAAACTCAAAAAAAGGGCAGATATTTTATATAAAACTAAATCCGCGACTTATTTAATGGATATTCAGGATTTCATTATTGTTGCTCTTTATTATTTAATTCCGCCCCGCCGCGTAATGGATTATACAGAGTTTAAAATAAAAAATATCAATAAGACAATAGACAATTATATGAATAAGGATGCATTCGTTTTTAATCAATATAAGACATCAAAGACATATGGACGACAGGTTGTAGCAATACCGGCGACACTCAAAAAAATTATTAAACAATGGATAAAGATAAACCCAACTGATTATTTATTATTTGACAGAAAACAGAATAAATTAACAGCACAGACACTGTCTATTAGGTTAAATAAAATCTTTGGTGAGGGCGTATCAGTTAATGCATTGCGTCATTCTTATCTCTCTACGAAATATTTTGATACTATAAAAAAAAATAAGGATATATCAAATGATATGTCGCAAATGGGTTCATCTATAGGGCAGCAAAAAACCTATATACAAACGATGGAATAAAATAACTCGTATGCCGGTTCGGGGTTGTAAGTTGGCACTATAAAAAAAAAATAATAAAAAAAAATAATAAATGGCATCAAATCAAATATAAAATAATATGTATCTGAGATATATATTATTTAGAAATAGGTTCGCGGTTCGGGGTTCGGGGTTGGAAAATGGCGGCAACCTATACAAAAAAAAAAAATCCGATTTTTGGAACTTTTCATTTTTCCATACTCCAGCAATCCCCAGCAACCCCGAACCCCGAACCGTTAACTTATTTCTAAATAATATAATATATATATATATAAATCTCTTATCATAACAGAGCGAAGAAAACCGCGAAGAAAAAGAAAAAGGGAGGTAATAGCGAAAACGAACCCCGAACCAACCCCGAACCGGCATTGATAAAAAAAAACAAAGAAGGAAGGGTCATTGAACCCCAGCATATGAATGTATAAAAAAAACAAAGAAGGAATGGTCATTGAACCCCAGCATATGAATGCATAAAAAAAACAAAGAAGGAATGGTCATTGAACCCCAGTATATGAATGTATAAAAAAAACAAAGAAGGAATGGTCATTGAACCCCAGCATATGAATGTATAAAAAAAACAAAGAAGGAATGGTCATTGAACCCCAGCATATGAATGTATAAAAAAAACAAAGAAGGATTGCCTCTGAATTGATGCATAGATGCTATGAATATATAATTTCTATAACCTCTATAAAAAAAGATAGGCGAGAGATAGAGGGATATATATACATAAGAAAAGGACTTAAAGACAACATATATATATATATGTAAAATGACCAACTGCACAGTTCAGCATTACTTTAATAAGTGGGTATATGTCAATTGTATGGTGAAATACCGGCAATATGAGCAACTGCAGATGGATAAACAAATCCTAATGAAGTTTAACTCATTAATCCGCTTCTGAGACCAATGAACCCCCCTGCGGGGGGTGGGCGCCCCCCTGCAGAGGTGAGGGATGTATGGGGCACATCATAGATGATGTAAAATATAATTTCTATAATCTCTATAAAAAAAGATAGGCGAGAGATAATGAACCCCATATATGACAAAAATATGACTCTCATAAAATTTATGAAACTCATATATGATAACAAATTGAACCTCATAAAATTATGACTTTCATATATGAACTTAATTAAAAACTTATTAAAAACTTATTTTAAGATAAATTCTAATTCAGAAATCTAATAAAAAACTAATTTAGGATTTTTTCTAAATCAAAAACCTAACAAAAATCTAATTTA